ATACTTTAGCATTTGATTCGTTAACTGGTACATCCACGTTAGTTACTGTTGATTCATCTGAGTTAGATGCTAGTTATTGTAGTCAAATAATAGACGGGCAGTCAAATGTTAATGCAAGTAATATTAATGGGGTACCATTTAGATCTGGTTATTCTGGTTTCTTAGTAGGTGACGGATATCCAGTTAACGGTTATGTATTTGGTAAAGGAATTCAATTTCCTACAGATGTTGCAATTGACGATTTCTTTTTAAGACTCGACTTTATGCCTAATCGATTATTTAGATGGGATGGAGAGAAATGGATGAAAATAGAAGATGCAGTTAGAATGACATTAACAAATACAGATACTCGATTTACAAGAAGAATTAGTTTCATTAATAACAGTAACTTTACTTATAATGAAGAACTTGCAAATGATTACGTTAGATTATCAGTTGGAGATATAGCATTTAACACATCTATATTATTTAATGTAACCGGATTATACCTTGTGTTAAAACTTGATGAACATCGATTAGAATTTGTAGTTGCAGATCTTGAAAATTTACTAGAAGCATATAATGATAACGGAGTTGATAAAATTAGGGTTAATTTACCAATAGTAAATAATAATCAAACTGTTATACCTCATGCAGGTGCGTGGCGAGTTAGCTTATTTAATTATCGAGAAGCAGAACGTCAGTCAATATCAAAAGTACTTAGACCAAAAGCAGATTTATAATTCCAGTATTTAGATAATAATAAATATTACTATAGGAGAACACAATGCAACATTTTTATGACGGTGCTATACGAAGATATGTCACCCAGACAATTAGGATTCTTAGTGAATTTACAGTTAGATACGGCGACGGATCGTTACATCGTATACCAGTATTATACGGAGATGCTGATAGACAAGCTGCTAGTATCCTAAGACAGAATTCAGAAAATGCAATTAATTCAGTTCCTCGCATAAGTGTCTATATTTACGGATTAGATTTAGATCGAGACAGACTAGCTGATTCAACGTTTGTTAGTAAATTGCATGTTAGAGAACGTGATATTACTAATGGTGCATACACCGGAAATCGAGGTAGAAATTATACAATTGAACGATTAATGCCAACTCCATTTAAATTAACAATGAAAGTTGACATATGGTCTGCAAATACTGATCAAAAATTACAAATTTTAGAACAACTGTTAATGTTGTTTAATCCTAGCTTAGAAATTCAAACAACTGATAATTATGCAGATTGGACAAGCCTATCGGTATTGAACTTAGATTCAGTTAATTGGTCTAGTAGATCAGTACCTGTTGGAACAGACACTCCGATTGACATAGCAACATTAACATTGTCAAGTCCAATATGGATTAGTCCTCCAGTAAAAATTAAACAACTTGGTGTAATTACTAAAATTGTTACTGGTTTATTTGATGGAAGTTCTACTTATGCTACTCCGTTGTTCGGTGCTGATTATTTAGATCCAACTACTAAATTTGCCGAAGCAGGTACTGCATTTTTAGCAGAAGTTATTACAGTTGTTGAACAGTACAGTATTGAAGTATATGAAAATCAAATTACATTATTAAGTCCTAGTTATAGTAATGAACATGATACATCGCAATACAGCATGCCTGATGTTGAACGAGCAGTAACACCATGGGAACAAATATTATCAAAATATCCTGAAAAATTTATACCTCATTTTAGTAGATTATTTATAAAACAACGAAATGGTACTGAGATAAATGGTACTATTTCATTAAACAGTCAAGACGAATCAATTATGGATATTGACTGGGATATGGATACGTTAAATCGTAATACAGGAATAGACAGTTCAGGAAATTTAGACACTGATACTAATTATCATCTTACTAATCGAGCAAACAGTCCAGGTACGTTTGATGCAATTATTAACCCACTTGAGTTTAACCCACATCGACCATTAAAACAGTCAACTGATCAACCTATTGCAATAGGTTTACGATATTTGTTAATTGAAAGTATTGGTTCAGATACAAACAGCGAAGGTGCAGTTGCATGGCGATCAACCGATGATATTGATTTAATTGCACACGAAAATGATATTATTGAGTGGACTGGAACTCGATGGAATGTTATATTTGATTCAGTATACGAAATCGATACAATGATTTGGCAGACTAATACATATACAGGTATTCAATTTGTTTGGAACGGTGTTGCATGGGCTAAAAGTTTTGAAGGTTTATATAGGGCAGGTACATGGCGGCTGGAACTGTAGTAGAAAATATAATTTGTAGCGGGGCATTAATATATGCACGATCAACTCATCGATTTTTGTTAATTCAAAAATCGTCAGGTAAACACCAAGGTACCTGGGGATTAGTTGGCGGTACTAATTTAATTAATGAGAATCCGTGGCAAGGTCTTACTCGAGAAATTGAAGAAGAAATTGGATTTATACCAGATATTATAAAAACACTACCGTTAGAAAAATTTGTGTCTAACGATAGTGTTTTCAATTTTCATACATATTTTTGTTTAGTTGACTCTGAATTTGTACCAATATTAAGTGATGAACATATTGCATGGGGTTGGTTTAGCTTAGTAGCATTACCAAAACCTGTACATCGAGGATTAAATCTTAGTTTGCGTAATAAAGTTATTCAAACTAAAATTCAAACTGTTATTGATATTATTGATAGCTTATAACTTTTTATTAGTTTCTAAAAAGGAGTTTGTTTTTTAAGAGTGTTGCCATTATATTATCCAATTGTAAGCTGGTTGATACAATCTGCATTTTTGACCGATACCCAACTATATTGTAGTATTTATACAATCAGTTGAGTATGGTTGTGAGATTTATTTTAAAATGTTTTTTATTTGATTAGCCCAATAAATTGCATGTTTACTGTCTACTCTAATATTATAACTTTGAGGTTTTTCAAATAATTTGTTAGTATCATCATACTTACTACTATCTTGAGTATCAACAAATACTAAAAAATCAGCATTAAACTGTTCTCTAATAGCATTAGTTGGTGCAATAAAATCGCATATAACATAATCAGCATTTGAAGTATTTGCTAATGTCTTCATTCTTTCACACTGGCGAAGTCTTCCACCGACACTAAAATCCCAATCATTATATTGTTGCCTAATTGTATCAGCATTAAACCATTCTGAGTTAGGTAATAATTTAATTAATTCTTTTGCTAAGGTAGTTTTACCTGAACCAGGTAAACCCATAATTAAAATTTTCATACTGGGTTATTTTTAATATATTCCGCAACTGCGTATTCTCTAACAATAGGAGATGGCTCAAGTAGAGAGGCAGCAGGATAACCAAGATTAGTATACGCTTCGTGTCTAATACCAGCATCGGGATTAGCAAATGCAGATTCTAAAAATCCAAAAATTCTATAACATTCTAGCCTTATAGGCAAATACGTATCTGTCAGTCCGGCTTCGGTATAACCATAAATTTGAGAAGCTTCATGTCTTACCCAATCAATAGGACTATTTACTTGATCTTTTGAATAACCAACCATTCGGTAATAGTTTTGTAAGTAGTACAGCGAGGTATCTTCAAGATTAAAATCATTAAAATAAACACTTGCATTCCATCTAATAATGGCCGAATCATCAGTTAGCGCATCGGTAGTATAACCAAGATTATAATATGCAGCAATTCGAACCCGATAATCTATATCAGACAATGCATCAGTAGTAAACCCATTTGTTCTATAATATTTTAATCGTTCTAAAGCTGATAAATTGTTAAAATCCATGTTGTCTCCAGTATTCTAAATTGCTGTATTGACGTATTAAATCATCTGGTAGCAATTGATAACGGTTAATTGCACCTACAGTTGGCTGCACATCATGTAAACCAACTAAGTTAAGTTGCGCATCGCAATCTTTAATATTTTTAAAATTTTCTATCTTAGTAAAATCATGTTCAAAATTATCCATTCCTAAAAACTCATAAATATTTTGCATTTCGGAGTTTGGATTTGCTACTAACGAGTCGTATTCTAATATGTAAATACGATCTGCAAACGTAGAATGTATTGCACTTTTTAATGAAGCTAAATGCCGTCCAACACTTCCATCCCATTTCATTAAATTCTCACATCTAAAATATACATTTTGCGTGCTGTTTAGATATACAGGAGAATTGTATTGATATATATTGTCTCGATAAACTCTCTCAAACGAATTTAATATAGAAGGAATATCACGAACACAGCAAATAATTTTTAAATCATCTACTACTTCGTTTAATAGTTCAACAAGGTTAGTCCATGATCGGTTTGTGTCAAAAATTATAGGTTTATCTATATCACTATATGCAACATCAAAAACTGATTTAATCATTAACTTTATTTTGTCATTAGTTAGTAATTGATTAGTTCCAATCTGATCAATCTCCGTCATATGCTGTGTAACTAGTTGCACTGGTGATGAAATACTAGCATAACACATTGGATTTTGAACTAATATTGCCGAGAGCAGGGTTGACCCTGCTCTCGGCAACCCTGAAATAAAATAAAACTTTTTCATTTACACCTCTTTTTTAAGTATTTATAAAATTGAAAATCTTTAAAAATATTTTAAGCAAGAGCTCCACCTACAGTGCCACCATTTGACCAAGTAGTAATTTTTGAAAAATTTCGTATTGCATACCCGCCAGTACCGCCGGTACCGCCGCCTGTACTATATCCAGAGTTCCCGCCAGCACCGCCTGCGCCTCCCGGGCCACCACCACCACCACCACCACCGCCTGGTAATCCACCTGATGCTTGATATCCTGCGCCACCACCGCCGCCACCGCTTCCGCAGCCTGCTGCACCGCCACTTCCGTTGCTAGCAGCTCGTGAAAAGGTACCAGAAGAGTCGCCGGTGCCGCCGGTGCCACCACTACCGCCGTTATTGTAACCACCTGCACTGCCTGCGCCCCCGGCGGAACTACCAGCATAATTTCCTGAAGTACTATATGCAGATCCACCGCCACCACCACCACCGCGATATGTAGTAGTTGGACTATAGGTGGCGCCGCCACCACCACCACCACCACCACCGTGCCAGCC